ATCATTATCACTGGCTTTATCAACAACTTTTGATTCAGATGATGTCTTTGATTTAGGAACACCATCTGGTGGAAATGACTGTCCAGCAGGACCATTCATTCGATTCATAGATCCAAAATCTTCTGCATGATGAGGATGTGGAATGATTCGTTTTGTCTTTTCTTTGATCTTACTTTGAATAGTGCCAAATTCATCATAAACATGATCAATGTGTGGGTTACGTTGAAAGCGGTTAATACTCATTTTTACTCCAGTTAAACTTTATAGTATTATTTAGTTGACTTTTTTAACTACGTATATTATAATATATGTAATACTTTAAAAACTGGAGCCCTAATGAGAAAAGTAAATTACTTAAATAACAAAGATATCTTAAAAGAGATACACAAGTCCAAAAGTACATTTTGTAGTTATATGGACAACGATTATGCCGATTTTGACATAATTTTACTTGATATAGAAAAAATAAACATACGCACTATTGCCGAAGCAAAGCGAAATAAAGCAAAAAAACAGAGTCAACTAGCATTTGAGACAAGAAAAGCGGCTGGTGAAAAAATAAAACAAGCAGAATGTGAAGTAGATTACAGAAAAATTACAAAAGAAGAACTAATTTTTAGAATTATGACATTTGATCATATTCCAGAAGAACCCGGACGCAAAAAGAACCCAAAAACAGTAGCAGATACAAAAACAAAACTTAATTTTCCGCCATTTCAACATTATAAGTTTAACGATGCCGGCGAATTAATATGTGTAGGCAAAAGTCATTGGGAAGGTGGTATGGAAAATGGTGCATTTAGTAAATCTCACGGTAAAGCAACTAATAAACTTGCTATGATGTGGATGAAATTGTGCGATCGCTATGCAACTAGAGGAAATGTGCGTGGATATACGTATAATGACGAAATGCGTGGTCAAGCAATACTACAATTAGCACAAATAGGACTTCAATTTGATGAATCTAAGTCACAAAACCCGTTTGCATACTATACTGCGGCTGTAACTAACAGTTTTGTTCGTGTTATTAACCTAGAAAAGCGTAATCAGAACATTAGAGACGATATTTTAGAAATGAACAATATGAATCCAAGTTATACTCGTCAGCACCAAGGCGAATGGGAAGCATCACAGAAAAGACAAGAAGAAATTAACAATAAAAAATAATCACTTGACAACGTTAGGTTTTTAAAGTATAATAATATAGATTAAGGAGTGATTATAAGTGTTCAAGAAAGCGGCGGTCTTTACTGATATTCATCTTGGCCTAAAAGGCAATAGTAAAGTACATAACGATGATTGTGAACGTTTCGTAGATTGGTATATTGCACAAGCAAAAGCCAATGGATGCGAAACAGGAATATTTTGTGGCGACTGGCATCATAATAGAAACAGTCTTAACCTTACAACCATGGATGCAACAATACGTTGTATGGAAAAATTAGGTAGTTCATTTGAAAAGTTTTACTTTTTTGATGGTAACCACGATTTATATTACAAAGACAAACGTGATGTAAACTCGACTGCGTTTGCTACATACATTCCAGGTATTACATTTATTGATGAAATACACATTGAAGAAGATGTTGCTCTTGTTCCATGGCTTGTTGGTGATGAATGGCGTAAAATTAAAGATATAAAAACCAAATATATGTTTGGTCATTTTGAATTGCCATCATTCTATATGAATGCAATGGTACAAATGCCCGACCACGGTGAACTAAAAGCAGAACACTTTGAACATCAAGAATATGTGTTCAGTGGTCACTTCCATAAAAGACAAAAACAAGGCAAAGTACATTACTTAGGTAATGCATTTCCTCACAACTATGCAGATGCATGGGATGATGCAAGAGGAATGATGATACTTGATAGAGAAAATAACAAAGAGCCTGAATATCTAAACTGGGATGACTGTCCTAAGTATAGAACAACTACACTTAGTAAACTTCTTGATCCTAATCAAGACATTATTAAAAGTAATATGTATTTGCGTGTTACTATTGATGTTCCGATTAGTTATGAAGAAGCACAATTTATAAAAGAAACATATATTACACAATATAAGTGTAGAGAAATTACACTGATCCCGCAAAAGCAAGTCGAGGAAATAAGTACCGACTTAGATATTTCAACCTTTGAAAGTGTCGATGAAATTGTATCAAAAGAAATTACAGCAATTGATTCAGATAACTTCAATAAAAAAATGCTATTGGACATCTATAACGAACTATGATACGTATTAAGGACCTAACCGTAAAAAACTTTATGAGTGTGGGTAACCAGACTCAGGCTGTTGACTTTAACAAAGAACAATTAACCCTTGTGCTAGGTGAAAACTTAGATCAAGGCGGCGATGATAACGGATCGCGTAACGGAACAGGTAAGACCACCATCATCAACGCATTAAGTTATGCGTTGTATGGGGTGGCACTAACAAATATTAAACGTAACAACCTTATTAATAAAACTAATAGCAAAGGAATGTTAGTTTCACTTGAATTTGAGAAAGATGGCATAGATTATAGGATTGAAAGAGGACGCTCTCCAAATATTCTTAAATTTTATATTAATAATCAAGAACAAGAAATGTTAGACGAGTCGCAAGGCGATAGTCGTAAAACACAAGCAGACATTAATGACTTGTTAGGTATGAGTCATGATATGTTCAAGCATGTTGTTGCACTAAACACATATACAGAACCGTTTTTAAGTATGCGACAAAACGATCAACGTGCTATTATTGAGCAGTTGTTAGGTATTACTATCCTAAGTGAAAAGGCAGACAAACTAAAAGAAGGTGTAAGACAAACTAAAGAAACTATTACACAAGAAACTTTAAAAATTGAAGCAATACAAACTTCAAATAGTAAAATAGAAGATACTATTACAAACCTGCAAGGTACGCAACGTGCTTGGCTTGCTAAAAAGCAACAAGACGTAGATAAGTTAACTAGTGCAATCGACGAATTAGAACACTTAGACGTTAATGCTGAACTAGATGCACATGAAAAATTACAAAACTGGAATGAACACAACAATGCTATTTTGGCTCTTAAAAAAGAATTAAGCACACTAGAGCCTGCATTAGTACGTGCTGAGAGTTCTGTAGAAAAAGCAACTAAAGACATTTCAAATCTTGAAGATGCAACATGTTATACTTGTGGACAAGAACTACATGCAGACAAAAAAGTAGAATTACAAGCACGTAAAGAAAAAGAATTAGACGAAGCAATTGACTATCGATCAGAAATTTCTAAAAAAGTCGATGACGTTACAAAAGGTCTTCAAGAAATTGGTGATATAAATGGCAAGCCAACTACGTACTATGAAACAGCAAAAGAAGCATATGAACATAGACAAAACGTTGATAGTTTAAAGACTGCCCTTGAAAATAAAAAGAACGAAGTTGATCCATATCAAACACAAATTGATGAATTGAATAGCACAGCAATGCAAGAAGTTGATTGGACTGCAATTAATGAATTAACAAGTTTCAAAGACCATCAAGAGTTTTTATTAAAACTGTTAACAAATAAAGATTCATTTATTCGTAAGAAGATTATTGATCAAAACTTAGCATACTTAAACAACAGACTTACATATTACTTGGATAAACTAGGATTGCCGCATCAAGTTGTGTTTATGAATGACTTGAATGTAGAAATTACACAGTTAGGTCAAGACTTAGACTTTGATAACTTGTCAAGAGGTGAGCGTAATAGACTTATACTTGGTATGAGTTTTGCATTTAGAGATGTTTGGGAAAGTTTATATCAGAATATCAATCTATTGTTTATTGACGAGTTGATTGATAGTGGTATGGACACCGCAGGTGTTGAAGGTTCGCTGGCTGTACTTAAGAAGATGGGTAGAGAACGTCATAAAAATGTATTCCTTATTTCGCACAAAGATGAATTAATTGGAAGAGTTAATCATTTAATGAAAGTTGTTAAAGAAAATGGATTTACTTCTTATGAAAATGACATAGAGATAGTGGATTAATGACTGACGACACACACGATCTATTAACAAAAGCATATATGGAGTATTTCAAAGCAAATGAAACATTTGAAGACCGTGTTTCTTACAGGACCCACAGAGCAAGTCGAAAATGGCTTAGAGAAATACGTAAATTAAGTAAAATACGTATGGATGAGATCAACGACAAGTTCAAAACCAAGATCGAGGCAGACAAATAGACGGTATAGGTATATAAGTTCATGCAGTGGACTTATGGCGGAAAAAAGATAGACGAAATACCAGACGAATACGAAGGATTTGTTTATCTTATTACTAATACCACTACAGGTCAAAAATACATAGGCAAAAAACTAGCAAAATTTAAAACTACTAAGCCACCATTAAAAGGCAAAAAAAATAAAAGGCGTGGAACTAAAGAAAGCGATTGGAAAGACTACTGGGGATCCAGTGATAGACTAAACGCAGATGTTGCACAACTAGGCGCAGACAAATTTACAAGAGAAATACTATACCTATGTAAAGGTAGGGGCGAAATGTCCTACATAGAGGCAAGAGAACAGTTTGATAGGCGTGTACTTGAAACTGATGAATACTATAATGGTATCATTAATGTTAGAGTAGGCGGATCAGACAAACTCAAAAAGGCATTGCTAGAACAAAATATCCAGGCAAAACAATCTAACACCTAAGGTTAGCGGGCCAGTTTATAATACCGCTGAGTAAAAGGCATCCGTAAAGGAGCACTCGTACATGTTGAGCCGCGTCCGGTAGTAGGGCGGCAGGATTAGCGTAGATTGACTGTTAGCAATCGAAGAACACAACACAGTTCATAAAAACTCTTTAGCAATAGGAACGAAGCGAGAGGTAGCGTAAGCGATGTCGACGTAGGTTGGGAAAGGTCAGAGCCCATTGAACTAAGTGTATAAACAAATAACCTACTTCCAAGTCTCGGCTGTGGCGAACTCACATGAAGTCAAGATTAGATGGAACCAGCGATTAGGTTCCGTCTGACTGAAACAATCTACATGAAGCAATTACAATATTACTTCGTAATATTGCTTTAATTCATATTCATTTACTTCTATCATACAAAAAACGAAGTGTTTAGTTTGAGCGTTAAGCGAAAACTTATATCTACGGAGTAGATATACTAAATACAAGTAACTACTTTAAGGACAATTAAGATGAATATTCACGAAATAATTTTAGAAGATAGTCGTATTGATGAGAAACCCACAAGTTCAATAGGCAATTTCGCTAAAAAAATGGCTAGTAAAGTTACAACTGGTGGTGTAAGTGCTAGATTAGGCGGAAGTGCTGAAATGGGTTCTAAAGCAAACGAAATTTATAAAGATCTTGCTAGATGGCAAGGTATCAACAGCAAAAACGATAAAAACATGACAGCACAGGATTTAGCGGCATTCATGAAGCAACACAAGTTAAACGCAGGCGGAATAGATTTACCTGATGGTGTATTAGGTAAAAAAACTATTGATGCAGTACTAAAGAAAGCAAGTGCAAATGCACTTACAGGCGGAAACGCGGCGGCTTCAACTAAAGCCCCAGCAGGAGCACCTGCTAGTGGCGGTGGTGTTGGAGGAGCGTTGGGTGCTATGGCTAAAGGTGCAGGCGTAAAAACTCCAAATGTTAAACCAAGCACTGGTGGCGGTGCAGGTGGTGCAGGCGGTAGTGGAGGTGGTGCAGGAGCACCAGGACCAGCAGGAGCCCCGGGTGCGGCAGGAGCAGACGGAAAAGATGGAAAAGATGGAGCAAGTGCAAGTCCTAGCACAAGCAAACCAGCAGGTACACCAACTGCAAAAGATCCTAAAGTAACACCGTTAAAAAATAAAGGTGGTATTTCACCAGAAATACAAACAATGATTGACAAATTGACGCCAACTGAGAAAAAAGCATTGGTAGGAGCAATATAATGAAACTGCAAGAAGTAACATCATACAATTTAAAATCTGCAACTATTCTTAATGAAGGTTGGCAAGACTTAACAGAATCACAAAGACTTTATATTGGTCGTTGGGAAAAAGAATTATGGCCTTTGCTAGAACAATATACAAAACTTGCAGAAGCACAACTAACAGCAGATCAAATTGATGCAATTTTTAAAGGTGCAGAAGCACAAGCAAATGCAGACGGTGACAATAGAAACTTATTAGGTAAAGCGGGTGCTGGAGCGGCCGCTGTTGCAAAACTACCTGTTCAAATGGCAAAAGAAATTGATGCTAAAATCAACGAACTTGGTAGAATGGCAAAAAATGCAGGTCCAATTAAAAATGCAGATGCAAAGTTTGCACAACTTAAAAAGGATATTACTGCAAAAAACGGTGACAGTAAAATTGTTCAAGGCATACAAAAAGTAAGTGATTGGGCAAAAGAAAATCCTGGTAAAGCAAGTGTAGCAGTTGGTATTTTAACAGCAGTTGCGGCTTTTGCCGGTGGACCAGTAGGCGGTGCGGCCGCAGGTTTAATTTTCCGTTCAACAAAAGAATTATTACAAGGTGAAGATCTTTCAAGTGCAGTAGGCAAGTCAGTTAAGACAGCCGCTTATGGTGCTATTGCAGGTTGGGCATTAGAAGGCATTGGCGATTGGATGGAAGGCATTAGAGCAGAAGCAGTTCCATTTGATAAAGCAGAAGGATTGACTACAGTAAAAGTTGACTTTACTAAAACTCTGAGTGGTTGGGGATATGAACACGAACAAAATTTAGTTAGTATGGTTGTTCCTGACGGTCAAGCAGGAGAGTTTGTTGAAATGGTTGAGAAGATGCGTGGGTTAGTAAACGCAGGCAAAGATTCAGAAGGTATTAGAGTGTTTAACAAACTTTGGGCATTTACAAAATCATTTGACAAAGCAGAATTCTTAGACAACATGAACGTAACAAATCAAATTGCTAAGTCTGTTGCACAAGCCAACGATACAGCATTACAAGCAATGACAGCAGTCAATGATGGAATTTCTGCTATTGCACAAGGTAGTATGCAAACAGTTGATGATCCAGCAAAAGCCAAAGGTAAAATGGAAGTCGGCGGTAAGCCAGTTGAACCAGTGCAAGGCGAATTAGATCTTAAAGGTGGCGGTGCTCCAGCAAAAGCAGAAGCACTTGACATGGAGGAACGTTTTGAACAATTTTTAGCAGAAGCAGAACCTGCACAAGGTGAACTTCCTTTAAACAATCCAAATACAATGGGTGCTAAAGCAAAGCGTGGCTTAGGAAACTTAGCAAAAGGTGCATTAGGTGCAGTTAAAGGAGCGGCAGGCAAAGTAAAAGCAGGCGCAAAAGAATTAGGCAGTGTAGTAACTGCAAAAAAACTTAATAAAGCATGGAAAGCGGCAGGCGAACCTATGGATTCAGCAAGCATTATGAATATACTTGGAGATGCAGGATTAAGTAACGATCAAATTGCAACTATCGGACAAACTGCAAAAGTAGACCTAAAGCCAGGAGCAAGCAAAGAAGAACCAAAAGCAGATGCTACAGCAGAGCCAAAAGCAGATGCAGGTGCTACAGATGCACCAGCACCAGCAGGCGGAGATGCACCAGCAGGCGGAGATGCACCAGCAGGCGGAGATGCACCAGCAGGCGATGATAAAGTAAGTTATCCTACAGGCACTCCAGATGATCCAGTAAAAGCAACCGGTGGAGACTATCCAGACGAACCAGATGCGGCTCCAGCAGGCACTGCATCAAAAGCAGTTGCTAAAGGTGATACTATGAAAGCCAAAGATGGCAAAGAGTATAAATGGATGGGTGCATTATGGGTAGATGTTGCTACTAATAAACCAATTGGTATTATTCCTTCAATGGCACAAGGCTTACCTAATCCTAAATTAGATCCAATTATTGCCGCGGCTAAGAAAGATCCAGCAATGGCAAAACTTATTAAACAGCAGGTTGCATCTAAAGGTGTTGAGCCAGGAACAGCAGGTGCTCAAAAAGCGGCACAAGCCGGAGTTAAAGGCACAGAACCACTTGATGCAAAAGGTGTAACGGCTTAGAAAAAAGGCTGTTGTGTTTTCTTTGTAGTTTCTAAATTTTCTTTGATAAGATCAGAAATTAAATTCCTATCTTCGTAACTAAGTTGGAATGCTTCGTCCATGGTCATGCTACCGCGCATGTACCACATCAGTTTAAAAATCTCAGACCTAAACTGTTTGCTTTGGCCTTCTAAGTTTTTAACTTCTTCTAGGATCTGTTCAGTCGGCCAACTGACGATCCTTAGGCGAAAAAATGTGCTTGGTCAAAAACAATTGGCACTTCAAATTTTTCTGGAGCACCTTCTTTAATTTGTTCTTCACTTGAACGTACTTCCATAGGAGGTACTTCAAACTCTTTCTTTTGTTTTTCAATATGATCTTGTAAGGCTTTAAAGAAAGATTTGTCTGTGTTTTCTAAAAACTCTACAATATGATTTCTATCAGTTACAACAGTGTCATCGATTTGAATTGAAACAACACTACTAATAACCATTCCTAAAGTTATATCTCTAATTTTATTAAACGTTTCAGTGAATTGTTTTAATTTTGCATCTTCATCAATTTTATCATTATTAACAAGTGCAAAGATTCTTTGTTCTTCAAATGTTTGCATTGAAACTTGGCTAAATTCTTTGTAATTTAACGGACGGATCTTACAAACTAAACCATTAAATTCAAATGTATCATTAAACTTAGCATTTGTATACCTATCTAATATTTGTCTTAAGTCAACAGTATAATCTACTGGTTCTTTTGTATTTGGTGCTGTTGCTGTAATAGTCATATGTTCACCACTTGACGCAATTCTAATAGCAATTAAACATGCATCAATATCAAGACTTGGCATGCCCCAAACGTTTTTAATATTAGGAATACAACTTTGAATTAAATCCACTGTTGCTTGACCGCTCAACAATGCATCCGGAGTTTTTAATGCAAGTTCGTCTTTTGCTGTCATAGCCATAACTGGCAATTCTCCTGACTCAGGCATATCAATACTATTCTCAGGATAGTACATTCCACCACTTGGTAATGATATGTAAATTTTTGGTTGTCTAAAATGTTTTTGAAGTGGATTAGATCCACCTTCTTTTAGTGTTTTCTTTTGTGCTTCTATCAAAGGATTGATATTATTTCCTTCTTCTTGTCTAAATTGTTCTGGGTTGAACTCTGCCATGTTTATCTCCGTATAAATACATTAGTAATTAGTGTATGTATTTATGTGCGTACTTTATAGGATTTAAGGTAATATGGCAGGACCAGTAAAAGGAACCATAGGGGGCGATGATGTTACCCTAATTGATGCGGCTACCGAAACAACTCTACTAAAAATACTCGCGGCTATGAAGAAACAAGGCGGCGGTGGTGGAGGCGGCGGCAAGGGCGGTGCTCAAAGTTCAGAAGAAGAACTAATGGAGATGGCAAAAGCCACTGGTAAAACCACCGATTCATTAGAAGATTTAGAAGAACAAGTAGAAGAAACTAGCAGTATGCTAGCCAGAGGATTTGGCCAATTAAGCCAAATGGTCCAAGGATTAGCACACGAATTCTTAGGTGGATCTACATCAATTTCTGATTTTGCTTCACATATTACTGGTGCATTATCTGCTATTCCTATTGTAGGACCACTTGTAGGAGGCGCATTACAGTTACTAGTAAGTGTCGTTGATCAAAATATTCAAACATTTAGAGAAATGTCACAAGTTGGTGTAGACTTTGGTGCAAGTATTATGGGTGCAAAACTTGCGGCTACACAAGCAGGACTAAGTTTAGAAACATTCCAAAACGTAATTTCACAGAATTCAGAATCACTTGCTTTGTTTGCAGGCGGTGCAAGTGAAGGTGCAAAACGCTTTGCACAAATCAGTGGACAAATACAGAAAAACATGGGACCACAGTTTAGTAAACTTGGTATGACAATGGAAGAAACTGCTGAATATACAGCAGACTATTTAGAAATGCAAACATCTTTGGGTAGAGCCCAAAAGATGAGCAACAGAGAATTAGAAGCAGGTATTGCTAGTACAGTACTAGAAGTTGACAAACTTGCTAGAGTAACAGGTAAGCGTCGAGACCAAGTCATGGCAGAGATGAAAGAAAACATGGCTGACAAACGTTTAAAACTTATATTCAACACTATGGAAAAAGGTGCTCAAGAAAATCTTAACGGTGTGTTGACAATGATGGGATCAGCAAGTCCGGACCTTAAAGATGCAATTACAGAAATGGTTGCAACAGGCGGAGTACCTTTAGGTGAAATGGGTCAAGACTTAGTGCGTTTAAATCCGCAGTTAGCGGCAATGTCAGAAGGCTTGAAAAACGGTACTGTTACTCAAGATCAGTTTATGGCAGAGATTAGAAAAACTGCTGAGATGGCAGACAATCTAAGTGATGCACAAAAAGAACAGTACTCAACACTAGCGGCAATGGGTAGTAGCGTTGGTAGTGCTATTATTGAAATTATTGGAATGAAAAATGCAGGTAAAAATTTAACTGATGCACAAAAACAACAACTAGAAGCATTTGAATCAAGAGAAAAAGCAACAGCAGATTTTGAACGTGTATTACAAGAAACTAAAAATAAAATTTATGATGCATTAATTAGTTCAGGAATCTTTACAGAAATTTCAGAATTAATGGGCTCATTTACTACTTGGTTAGCAAGTCCAAATGGTACTGCTCGTATTATGGAATTTACAAATAGTATTTCTACTAAGTTTAAAGAATTACTAGAAGCATTTAAGTCAGGTAACTTAATGCAATATGTTAAAGATATGTTAGCAACTGGTCTTTCTGGTTTAGGCGGAATGATTGGTAAGTTAATAGGTGGCATATTTGGCGGCGGTGGTGAAGAAGAAACAGCAGATGGAGCAGGAGGCAAAGAGAAAAAAGCAGGTGGCGGTATATTTGTTGGGTTAGATAGTGCATTAGAAAAACTAGCAGGACTAGTTGCAGTTGGTGGTGTAGTTTATCTTGCTATTAAAGGATTCCAATCATTATTAATGGGCTTTGCAAATCCAACAGTAATATTAGGTGCAGGTGTATTAGCAGGATTATTAATAGGTACAGGCGCGGCAATAAGATTAGCAGGTGACGGAATTAGTGCGGCAGGCGATGGTGTAGAAAAAATGGCGGCAGGCGTTGAAAGAATGTCCCAAGTTAAAGATACAGCCAATTTAGCAAACGTTGCTGAATCCCTAGGTGCATTAGGTAGTGCTATGTTAGGACTAGCCGCAGGTGGTATACTAGATAGTATAGCAAGTTTCTTTGGCGCTAGTTCACCATTTGATAAAATGGTTGAAGGAATTAACAAATTTAGTAAAATTGACGCAAATGCAATTAGTAATTTAACAGGTGCAAGTAGTGGACTTGCAAATTTAAAATCATTTACAGATGGTTTAGATGCAGACGGTGTTAAAACTTATGCTCAAGCATTAAAAGAACTTGCTGAGGCTATGAAAAAACTAAATGTAGTGCTTGCAGACTCAAATAGTAAGAGAAAAGAAAGCGGATATTCAGTTTCTGACTTACTCAAATCTGAAGGCGGATTAGGCGGTGGTGGCATAAGTAGTAATACATTAGAACAACTTATGCGTACTAACAATACATTGCTAGGAAAAATCCTGGAGAAAAACCCAGAGAGTGCATATTAAGGATAAAGAATGAGTTGGAAAAAATATTTCACACCAGTACCAACAGGAGATAATCCAGGAGGAAATTACAGTCCTCTAGGTGGTGGTAGAGGGGGCAGTGGTAATGCAGGGCCAGCACGTACAAACTATAGTTCGTATTTGCCAGATGTTTATGTAGGCGCTCCTAACAGAGTTGAGCGTTACGGACAATATAATACTATGGATTTGGATAGTGAGGTAAATGCCGCACTTGACATCTTAGCAGAATTTTGCTCACAAAAAAATTCACAAAACAAAACACCTTTTGTATTAGACTTTAAGAAAAAAGCAACTACATCAGAAACAACAATTTTACAACAATATCTACAGCAGTGGAATAAAATACAAATGTTTGATACACGCATGTTTAGAATTTTGCGTAATGTATTTAAATATGGAGATCAATTCTTTATTAGAGATCCAGAAACTAAAAAGTTATTTCATGTTGATTCAGCAAACGTAGCAAGAATTATTGTTAATGAATCAGAAGGCAAAAAACCACAACAGTATGTAATTAAAGATTTTAATTTAAATTTCAAAGACATGGTTGCAACAACACCTTTCCAAACTAATGGAAATGTTACAGGCGGCGGTGACGGATACTTAACTGGTGGCGTAAGAGGAATGGTCGGCCAAGCACCTAGACAGAGCGGAAGTAGATTCCAAGAAGGTGAAGGCGAAGTTGCTATTGATGCAGAAAATGTTGTACACCTAAGTTTATCAGAAGGACTAGATAACAACTTTCCATTTGGTAACAGTTTATTAGAAACAATATTTAAAGTATACAAACAAAAAGAATTATTAGAAGATGCGATTATTATCTATCGTGTACAACGTGCGCCAGAGCGCAGAGTATTCTACGTTGATGTGGGTAACATGCCATCGCACTTAGCGATGCAGTTTGTAGAGAGAGTTAAGACGGAAATACATCAAAGACGTATCCCATCGTCAACAGGCGGAGGCACTAATGTCATAGACAGTTCATACAATCCGTTGTCAATCAATGAAGATTACTTTTTCCCACAAACAGCAGAAGGGCGTGGATCTAAAGTTGAAACACTACCAGGCGGTACTAACCTAGGCGAAATTGACGACTTACGTTATTTTACAAACAAACTTGTTAGAGGTTTACGAATTCCTAGTTCATATTTGCCAACAGGAGCAGATGATTCAGCCGCACAATACAATGACGGAAGAGTCGGAACAGCATATATTCAAGAATTAAGATTTAATACATATTGTGAAAGATTACAAGGATTGTTAATCGAAGATCTAAATCAAGAATTTAAAAGATACTTGCTTGAGAAGGGCGTAAACATTGATACAGCAATGTTTGATATTAGATTCCAACCACCACAAAACTTTGCGGCTTATAGACAAAGTGAAATTGATAATGCACGTATTCCTACATTTACACAAATGAGTGCAATACCTTATGTTTCAAATCGTTTTGCTATGAAGCGTTACTTAGGACTAAGTGAAGAAGAACTTACTGAAAACGAAAGACTATGGCGCGAAGAAAATGATGAAAATATTACTCCACCACCAACAGATGCAGGCGGTGAACTTAGAGGCGCAGGCGTTAGCGGTGCAGGCATTGATGCAGACATGGCTGGTATGGAAGAAGAAGTTCCTGGCGGTGAAGCACCGATTGATGGAGGTGCAACTGATGCACCAGAAACAGCAACCGGTGGCGAAGGCGTTCCTCAAGAAGGCGCAACTGACGTAACGGTATAAATAACAGTATGATACTTAGAGAACTATTTTATTTTGACAAAGAAACACTTGAGCCTGTAGAAGACAAGCGTTATTCTGCTACAGATGATCAATCTCCAGTAGACTTTGATTCAACACGTAAAACAAGACTCACACTTCGCCAAATTAATCGTGCAAGATTAGCCGCAGAGGTACATAAAGAAGAGCAAGTTAAAGACTTGCATTTTGTAAGACAAATGTATGGCATAGCGGCAAACGCAGAGGCCGGCGGAGTATGATAATTGAGTATAGCCTTTGTATTAGGTAACGGATTAAGCCGAAGCCGAATTCCTTTAGAACCTCTTAGAAAATTTGGAACTATCTATGCCTGTAATGCAGTTTATAGAGAATTCAAACCTGACTATCTCATTGCTGTAGATACTAAAATGGTCAACGAAATTGTACAGTATAGATATCATAAAGAAGGGCAAGTTTGGACAAATTATAATAAGTCTTATGAAAAATATAATGGACTTAACTATTTTGAGCCTAGTAAAGGCTGGAGTAGCGGACCTACAGCATTAGACCTTGCTAGTGACCACGGACATGATACAATCTATATTTTAGGATTTGACTATCAGGGCATAGGTCCTGAACATAAACGTGTTAATAACTTATATAGCGGTACGCCTAATTACAAGCGAGAACACGATACATCAACTTATTACGGCAATTGGTTACGTCAAACTACTACTGTATTACAGAAAAATTCAAAAAAGAGATATATAAGAGTAGTAACAAACGAAATGAGTTTCATACCGGAACCTTTTGATAATTTTGCGAATATATCGCATATTACAGTGGAAGATTTAGCGAAATCTTTCAATTTTTCGTTGAATCCGTAAAAATGGTTCGTTTTGAGCCTATATCTACGTACTTTTCTTAATAAATAGTAAATAATAATGACAGCCTTACCGTAAGGTAATTTTATTTTAACAGGAGAAAACAATGGCAGATCTAAACAAGTTCGAGAACATGCTCGAAAAACTAGTCAATGAAGATCGCGCTGGAGCAGAAGAATTATTCCACGAGATTGTAGTTGAAAAATCAAGAGAAATTTATGAAAACCTACTAGAAAACGATCTAGAGGAAACTGACAAAGAAGTTGAAGAGTCTGATAAAGACGAAGAAACTAAAGAGTCCACAAAAGATGAGGACACTAAAGAGTCAGCAGACGAAGACTTAGACGAAGCAACTGACGAAGAAGTTGATGAGTCAAGCGACGATGAAGAAACCAAAGAAGGTTTTGACATGAACGAATTCGAAGTTGAACCAATGCCAGAAGCAGACCCAGCAGACGATATGATGGGCGATTTGGAAATGGGTGACGGCGACGGTGATGACGCTCCAGAAGGAGACGAAGACCTAGAAGACCGTATGGTAGACTTAGAAAAAGAATTAGACGACTTACGTCAACAGTTCAATGACGAAATGGGCGGCGGCGACGACGAAGGTGACGACGAAGACGCAGGCGACATGGGTGACATGGGTGCTGATGACGAAGATGATGACGATTCAGAAGAAGAGTCATTAGACCTTGGCGTAGAAGAAGCGACAGACGAAGAAGTAGACGAAGCATCGAAAGATGAAGAAGTTGCAGAAAAGTCTGAAACTGAAACAATGCGTGAATATGTCGAAAAAGTAACTGCAAACATGGGCGACAACGGTGCAAACACTAAGTCAACTGTAGCAGGTGCTAACGACATGGGTGGTGATGCAAGCAACCTAGTTAAAGGTGGCGAAGCAGACTCAAAAGGTACAACAGGTGGACTAGAAGGTAACTCTGCTAAAGAGGACAATATGGGAAACATTAACGTACCAGGTGGTAAAGCCGCAAAAAGCATGAAAGCACAGCCAAAAGGCCACGGCGCAGAAAAGAAAAGCGCAGGCGAAACTGCTGACAATAAAAAATCTACTATTGGCAGTAAATAATTAGGAGTAGACGGATATGAATCTACTAAGCGAGAATTTGACATTCGACCAGGCGAAAATGGTTGTTGAGTCAACTGAAAACTCAAATGGAGGCAAAGATCTTTTTCTAAAAGGTATTTGTATTCAAGGCGGAGTACGCAATGCAAATGAGCGTGTTTACCCTGTAAATGAGATTGGAAGGGCTGTCAAAACTCTCAATGATCAAATTGGGACTGGTTACTCAGTTCTCGGTGAAGTTGATCATCCTGAAGGCCTAAATATTAACCTTGATCGTGTTTCACATATGATAACAGATATGTGGATGGAAGACAACAACGGTTATGGCAAAATGAAAATTTTACCGACCCCGATGGGACAACTAGTTAAAACAATGCTGGAAAGCGGAGTTAAACTAGGAGTTTCATCGCGTGGTTCGGGTGAAGTTAATGAGTCCGGCGATGTGTCGGGCTTTGAAATAATCACTGTGGACGTTGTGGCTCAGCCTAGCGCCCCTGGTGCATATCCAACACCAATTTATGAACATCTTATGAATGCACGTGGGGGATACAAGGCATACGAATTAGCACAGGCAACAAGACACGACGACAAGGCACAAAAGTATCTTAAGGAATCGCTAATCAATTTGATTAGCAAACTCCAGTGAAACTAGGAGAAAAAGTATGATAGATGCACTGAAAACACTCTTTGAAAACGATGTAGTTTCTCAAGAAGTCAGAGCACAAATTGAAGAGGCTTGGGAAGGTAAAATTCGCGAGAACAAGCAGGCTGTAACGGCTGAATTGCGTGAAGAATTTGCACAAAAGTACGAGCATGATAAGCAAACAATGGTGGAAGCCATTGATAAAATGCTTGATGACCGTCTTGCAAGTGAAATTGCCGAGTTTGCAGAAGACCGCAAACAACTAGCAGAAGCCAAAGCAAAGTATGCTGTTAAGTTGAAGGAAAACGGAGACTTAATGAAAGCGTTTGTAATGGACCAACTAGGTAAAGAAGTCACTGAATTGCACGAAGACCAAAAGAAAATGGCAGTTAACTATGCTAAACTAGAGGAATTTGTTGTAGAGGCTCTATCGAAGGAAATTGCAGAGTTCCATGAAGATAAAAAAGACCTAGCCGAAACAAAAGTACGTTTAGTACGTGAGGCTAAGAAACACTTCAATAAAGTGAAAACACAGTTTATTGAAAAGAGTGCAAAATTAGTATCGGAAACAGTAAGTAAGAACTTGAATAAAGAGATTACTGCACTTAAAGAAGATATTAACGTTGCAAGAGAAAACGACTTCGGTCGTAAGTTATTCGAATCTTTTGCAAGTGAGTATGCAAATAGTTACTTGAATGAAAAGAGCGAAACTTCAAAACTTCTAAAAATTGTAAATCTAAAAGATAAGCAAGTAGAGGAAGCAAAAGCACAAGCGACTAAGGCTGTTGAATTAGCAGAAGCGAAAGCAACTGAAATCAAGAGAATTAACGAAGCCGCTGAGCGCAACAAAGTAATTAACGGTTTGATTGAGCCATTAAGCAAAGATCAACGTGATATTATGACAGACTTACTGGAATCTGTTCAAACGTCTAGTTTAAACAAGTCGTTTAACAAGTACCTACCAGCAGTAATTGACGGTAATGCTCCAGCAAAGAAGAAGGCAAAACTAGTAGAAGGCAAAGAAATCACAGGCAATAGAGAAACTAACGTTAGTAGTAAAGCAGACGAGAATGTCGTTGACATTAGACGTCTTGCTGGATTAAATTGATAGGAGATAATTATGTCAGAACTACTCGAAAGCCGCTGGCAGGAGACTAAAACTGCATTGTTAGAAGGCCTAAACGGTAACAAAAAAACCGTAATGGGCGCAACTCTAGAAAATACTAGAAAGTATTTGGCAGAGACAGCAACAGCAGGGACAACTTCAGCCGGTAATGTCGCAACTCTTAACAGAGTTATTTTACCAGTAATCAGACGTGTAATGCCAACAGTTATAGCAAACGAACTTGTTGGAGTACAACCGATGACTGGTCCAGTGGGTCAAATCCACACACTAAGAGTCCGTTATTCGGACACTTTTAACGCAGGTGCATCAGGTGCAACTGCTGGTGAAGAAGCACTTTCACCATTCAAGATTGCTGAAAGTTATTCAGGTAACACTAACGGTAAAGCAGACGCTACAGCCGCTAAAGAAGGTGTGCCAGGTAACAAACTAAGCATCCAGATCCTAAAACAAACAGTTGAAGCGAAAACTCGTAAATTGAGTGCTCGTTGGACTTTTGAAGCGGCTCAGGACGCACAGTCACAGCATGGTATTGACGTTGAAGCAGAAATTATGGCGGCACTAGCCCAAGAAATTACTGCTGAGATTGATCAAGAAGTTCTTGCTTCACTAAGAACACTTAGTGGTACAGCCGTTGAAACATACGACCAAGCCGCAGTAAGTGGTACAGCAACTTTTGTTGGTGATGAGCATGCCGCGTTGGCAGTTCAAATTAACAGAGCGGCTAACTTAATCGCACAGCGTACAAGACGTGGTGCTGGTAACTATGCAGTGGTAAGTCCATTTGCATTAACAGTACTTCAGTCTGCAACAACTTCAGCGTTCGCAAGAACAACTGAAGGTTCGTTTGAAGCACCAACAAATACTAAATTTGTAGGTACATTAAACAACGCTATGAAAGTATATGTAGATACATATGCAGGCGACAGTACAGCAGTACTAGTAGGTTACAAAGGTTCATCTGAATCAGATGCACCAGCGTTCTACTGCCCATACATTCCACTAATGAGTAGTGGTGTTGTAATGGATCCTGCTACATTTGAACCAGTAGTAAGTTTCATGACTAGATATGGATATATCGAGTTATCAAACACTGCAAGTTCACTTGGTAACGCAGGTGACTACCTAGCGAATGTTGCGATTACAAACGGTAACGTATCATTTAGTTAATAGGTATTTTACAAAATTAGAAATAGGCCCTACGGGGCCTATTTTTTTGGCTAAATATTACTACGTTCATCCTACGGGACGGAAGTAGCATTAGCGAAGGAACGCACTTAACTGTAAAAGGGAGAGTGTTATGAATTACAGAGACTTCGAAGCGGCTCGCAAAAAGATCCAAACGAAATTAGCACACAAAGCATTACATCGAAAACAGATGGAAAGACCACTGTCAAGACCAAGATGCGAGAAAAATATACTAAGTTCAGACCCAAGATTACAAAAAATATAATATTTTGGTAAAAAAGAGGTTGACTTTTATTATAGTGATGTTATATTAAGTACATAAGCAACAAAAAAGTAATTAATTTTTGTTTATAGTGCAAGGAAGAGGCCTTTACCAGAAGGGTCGAACTTGACTAGCCAGGGGTGGTACCCAGGTGCTGTAGTAGAAATACGCAGTATCACATCGCAGTCACTAGCGGGGTTAGGTTGTACGTATTAGAATGGTATTCGGGTACGTGCTTGTAGGTGTAACCAAGTCCTACCTATTTTGCTTATACTTTAAAAAGACTCTTCGGAGTCTTTTTTCTTGACAATTTTTCCTTAATGTGTATAGATGATAAATACTTGTGTCGATAATCGTGCCGTACAAACGGACTTATGCAGAATTGACCCACTGCGTATTACTTAGAACGTAACAAGGAGAAACAAATGGGAAGACCATTAAATAAACGAAATTTTGGAAAAGCAGGCGTAGGTCCTACAGCAAGCGGATCTGAAATCAAAGTAAACTTTCATAACGGAACAGCCGTTAAAGAAGGATATATTGTAAAACAACTAGGTTCAAAAAAATTCCGTTGCGAAGAAATCGGAACAGCAGGTACATTTGATTGTACATTAAAAACTGGTGTATTGCCTGCGGCCTTAGCGGCAGGACAAATGTCAATTTCAGTAGCAGGTGCTGATTCAGAAACATATGGCGTAAGTAAAATTACAGGACGTAAAGTTACTGTTGCTTCACCAAGTGCAACTGGCTCAAATGCATTAGCAGGAACATCACTTAAATTCCAAATGGGATCAGCGGCAAGTGCCGGTGTTGTACGTATGGAAGAAGCAGGTGATGACAACACATTATCTGGTACAGATGATGATGATTTCACTGAAGACGCATAAGGACTAACATGGGTAGACCAGTTAATAAAAAGAACTTTGGAGCAACTGGCGTTGATGCGGCACCAACAATACCGATTCGATTTCATGATGGATCAAGTCTAATTGAAGGTAAAGTAGTAAGTCAACGTGGTAACGGTAAGTTCCTATGTTCTAATGATGCTGGAAATATTACAAGAATTTGTCGCTTGGTGAATAAAATTTCGCCGAGCGCCGAGTTCGAAGCATCATTAATTGGCATAGCCCCTGGAAGTAGTCCAAAAATTATTAAGAAAGTACATAATAGAACAGCAGTTGATTTCGATGGAAATAGATACACATGGGAATGTCAAGATGATTCTACAGAGTCGTTAATGATATTAACTGCGATATAGGTGAAGTAAATGAGTGCAAGTGTAGTAAGCATACCAAGTAATGATTATATTGTAAAAGTAACTCCTGGCGGAACAATTACTTTAGACACAGGTCCAGTTGCAGGCAATGTTGTATTCACAGGCAATATCACTGTTGCTGGCACACAAACTGTTGTTAATAGTACAGACTTAGATGTTGCAGATAATATTATAAAAGTCAATCATGGAGAAACTGGTGCAGGTGTTACTTTAAATCAATCAGGATTACAAGTTGATAGAGGTTCACTTACTGATGCACAAATAGTTTTTGATGAAACTTTTACATGGACTGATCCAGTTACTGATACTAGTGTTACTGGAGGTTTTGTATTTAAAAATCTTGCAAACACACTTTTAGGTATTAGAACTGTTTCAATTGATAGTAATGGCGGAGACTTATATCTAATTAATAGTGGTACGGGTGTTATAAGCGTAACAGGTACTAATAATTATGAAGGCAGTGTTACAGATGACGATCATATACCTAACAAAAAATATGTAGATGATGAAATTGTAAATGCTTTAACAAGTACATTCCAAAGAAGAATTGAAGAAGGTAGTACAACAAAATCATTTGTTGAAGTACGAGATCGAGAAGTATCAGGAGTACAGAGTGTTATCAACTTTGACTTAGATTCACAAAACGCAGGTCAAGTATTTGCAGATAGATTCGAAATTCAAGATATTAAAATCTCAGATAATATGATTGAAACTACAACATCAGATCAAGATTTAATTTTGTCAGCACCAGGTACCGGAGGTATAAAGGTACTTGATAATATGACACTAACATCAACGCCTGCGATTGATGATGCGTTAGCAGATCCAGCAGGTCCAGCAGACGGGTTGAAACTTTATGTTAAAACTCCTGAAACAGGTGGTACAGGTTTGTTTTTCAAACATGCTAATACTACTGCTGGAGAAATAATAAGTAGAAAGAATGCTCTATTATTGAGCATGTTATTTTAAGGAAAGAAAATATGGCCATAGCATCCACAGCAATAGCGAGTACAGATACAAACTTACTACTTGTCCCAGGCGGCAAATCTTATGCTGTTTTGACAATTATGGTTTGTAACATTGATACACCAAATCCAGTTCATCAAGAACATGGATTAACAAATTTTGATTTACACTTTGTAAAAAGCGGAGACGCAAAGAGTAATACAAATAAAGTAATTAATAATTTAGTATTACCTGCAGGAGAAACATTTACTTTTGATAGTGAAAAAATTGTTTTAGAAGCAGGAGACAAAATTGTAGCATTAGGTGAATCACCAACAAATTTAGTAGCGACTGTTAGTTTCTTAGAGGTATAATATGAGATTAATAAAAGCACAAAGTACTAATATAAGAAATATTAAAGGTACCGGCATTAAGTTTGATATACAGGGAATCAACCGAATGGGCGGAGAAACTGGTATGATTGTGCCAATTGGTAGTACATCAGAAAGATCAGTGTTTCCAGAAAATGGAACATTAAGATATAACACAGACGTTGAGGCTTTTGAAATATACGCAGACGGAGCATGGGGCGAAGTACGTAAAAAAGAACCAACAGAAATTGTACAGCAAAATTTAGGAAACGGAGATTCAACTGAAACAGTATTTGGCCCATTAGTTAATGGAGATACTAACTTTCCAGCACCGAGTGCGGCTAGAAATATACTGGTATTTGTTGAAAACGTGTTCCAAATTGCAACAACAAACTATACACTAATACAAAATCCAGTAGGTAAAGTGCCTGGATTTTATCTATCATTTAGTTCTGCTCCTGATACAGGTAAGCCTATCACGGTATTGCATAATTTTGATAAATAATTGTAGGAGACATAAACATGGCATCGTTAAAATCATTACTAGGTAGTAGAAACTTTACACAAACAGAAATTAATCTTGAAGAGGGTAGAGTCTACTCATACATGAATGGAACTATGTACAGTAAGATGTGCAACGGGTTTTGTTTTAGAGCACCAGGAAATGGTACTGCACAAATTGACTCATGGGGAGCAGGTGGATCAGGTGCAAGAATGTGTTGTTGTGGATTTGGTTTACCAGGTAACGCATCAGCATACACAAGAAAAACTATTACTATGTCCAGTGATCAAAGAGTATGTGGATGTTTAGGTAAGTCATGCGGTAACGCAAGTTCTTTATGTTTTAGAGGTTGTTCTGAGCCAACTATGTATTGTTGGTTCTCATCAGGTAGCAATGGTTGTGTATGTACACAAGGTGGTAGAGGCGGAATTAGTTTTTGCTCAACTACACCTTCTGCTTATTGCTGTTATAGAGCAAACGGCTTTTGTACAACAAACAGAGGTCCAAACTGTGGACTAGTATGTAACCAGTGTTCAGGTGCATTTATTCCAAATAGTTATGGTGGAGATCTAAACTGTTGCGGAATGAAATCATGTGCAAGTTTCTTAGGATGTTATCCAGCATGTACATGTATGAGATACTATCACGTTGCAACACCATCAGGTATGTTTGGTAAAGACGGGGCTATGATCACATACAATACTGAAGATGATAATCCATATTCACGTTGGTCAGGAATGGGAATCCACCAATTTAGTTTAGCATTGAATGCGGCAAGTAGAAATCCATCAAGAGGTGTTTATCACGGTAGTTGTTGGATGGGTAACAGAGCATGTCAGTGTTATGAACAAATTGGTTGCGGACACTTTGTACCATACGGAACAGGTGGACCAGCGGCTAATCCATGTCCAGGTGTTAGAGATCACGGATGGCGCGGTGGTGACGGTGCTGTGCGTATCAAGTTCAAAGAAGGTTAATCCAAAAATTCAAATAAATACTGTGTCAGGAGAATATAAGTGGCACAAGTAGGTAGAATATCCGGTCCGTTATTAACGGCTAATCTCGAACGTCAAGGCAAAGATATTGATTTCCGTAATCAACAAGCCAATACGCCTTTATTAAAATTAAAAGTTGGCACTAATAGAATTGGTGTTAATACTACTTCCCCTGCCTTTGAATTAGATGTAGTTGATACACTCAAAGGTAACTTTCTCAGTACAAGTTCATTAAGTCCAGGTAATTTTACATTATCTAACAATGATATAAATGTTCTAACAGGTAATATTAATTTTAAAAGTGATGTGCGTTCTAGTGGTATTGCTACTCAGCAATTATTGTTTAGAGATAATACTATTAGTTCTTATGTAACTAATTCTGATATAAATTTTTTACCAAACGGCACAGGAACTATTGAACTACAAGCCAACACAAATGTTACAGGTAATTTAAATGCTTCAGGTAATATTACTTTTGATGGTAATTTAGTTTTTGGTGATACTGGCGATGATAGCACACGTTTAGCAGACACAGTAACACTAAATGCTGATATACATAGTAACATTGTTCCTGATGCAAACAGTTCATCTAATCTTGGAGCAAATTATTCTAAATGGAATCAATTAAACTTTAATACAATAGAAGCAACTAATATACTCGGAAACAGTATTAATTTAGAAAACGGATTAATTGAAATTACAACTAGACAAGGTAACATTTTTTATGTTGATAAAAATGGTAATGACAGCAACGTTGGTGATCATCCTAATGGTGCGTTTCTTACGCTTAAACATGCATTGTCATTTGTAGATTCTAGTGTTCAAGGTCCTGTAGCAATACATATTGGTGCAGGAGAGTATGAAGAAGTCTTTCCGTTAAATGTTCCAGCAAATGTTACAATTATTGGCGAAGATATGCGTAATGTTATAATTAAACCAACAGTAGCAACGAACACAAACAATGCTTTCTTATTAGATGGCGAAACAACAATAGAAAATATTACTATACAAGACTACTTTAGCCCAGGATATGCATTTTCATTTAAGAGTAATGCAACAGTAACAAGCAGAAGTCCATACATTAGAAACATTACAGTAATTACAAAAGGTAGTGTAACAAGTGTAAGCGATCCGAGAGGTTATGATCAAGGAGATGCTGGTAAAGGTGTATTAGTAGACGGAGCAAGTGTAACTAGTTCAAGCCAAGAAGCAAGTATGCTATTCCATAGCGTAACATTTATTACTCCGGGAGTAGAAAGTGTTAAGTTAACAAACGGTGTAAGAGTAGAATGGTTAAACAGTTTTATATACTTTGCTCAACAGGGTATACTGCTTGAAAGAGGCTCAACAGGACATTTAAGCACTGATGGTTCAACTATTCAATATGGTGCAGAAATGCGTTTGATTGGTAGTGCAAATGTTTACGGCGAATTTGGAATTAAAGCAGACGGTGCAGGAACAAATGCATACTTAATTAATCATAATTTTACTTACATAGGCACAGGTAAAAGCACAGCAAATGACGATACTTTATCAATACATGAAAATGAAGTTGTAGAAATAAACTCAGGTAGAGTAAACTTTACAACTGTAGATGAACAAGGTAATTACAGAGTTGGTAGTGCATTATTTGTAAATCAAGATACAGGCAAAACTGAAATACAATCTGCAAGTATTGATTTTAGCAACACAGACTCATTAACAATAGTTACAGGCGGTTCAACAGTAACAATAGACGATAGCAGAGTAAGAACAGATTTTATAAGATTAAGAGATAATAAATTAGAAAGCCTTGTAGGAAATTTAAAAGTAGATTCAGCATTAAACACAGTTAATATTAATGCAAATACAAATATAACAGGAAACTTAGATACAGCAGGAAATGCAACTATTTCAGGATCATTAGTTAGTTTAGGTGATGCTGATACAGATAATATTAGTTTTAATAGCGATGTAACATCGGGTATGACTCCAAACGTAAATTCGCTTTTTAACTTAGGATCAACAACAAAAAGTTGGAGAACTGCATATGCTGAAAAATTAACAACAGATATATTTGATATAGAAGGTAATAGACTTACAACAAAAGATTCTAATGAAGATTTAGAATTAGTAGCAAGCGGAACAGGTAACGTTAAGTTTAGTAGTTTAACAACAGGACAAGCATTTACTCAAACAGATGTCAGTACACTAGACAGTGGTGATGCAACCTCCGATATAAACGTCACAGATAATATCACTATAAGTAAAGATTCGTTTTTTAATAATCTTGTTACTCCTTTTTTACAAGTAGATGGGTTTGCTAATCTAGGAACAACAAGTTTTGTAGGAAATAGAATTACAACAAACGAAAGTGATGCAAATTTAGTAATGGCCCCTGCAGGCACAGGTAAAGTAAAAATATTAAGTGATGTTTTAGTAGAAAATACAATTATAGCACCAGGTGCAAACTACAGTTTTGCAAGTGCAACAATGGAAAAAACAAGTGGTGATAGATTAATAACAAATAACATTTCTTTAGAACAAATGATTGCCGGCGATATAGTAATTGAAGGGAACGTAATTACAACTAATGTATCAAATTCAGATTTAGATTTTAGAGCAAGTGGTGCAGGAAAAGTTATATTAGACGAAAACGTTGAAGTAGAAAAAAGTATTTCGGTTAATACTATCGGTGGAGTAGCACCTAACATTAATGCAACAGATATTACAGCAGATTTTGCAACAATCAATACATTTTTCTCAGCACCATCTGCAATAGTTGGGTCAATAAGTTTAGCAGGTAATAGGATACAAACAATTGATAGTAATGCAGATTTAGAATTTAATGCCAACGGAACAGGCAATGTTATTTTAGATGAACTTGTTACAATACCAAATCTTACTATAGAAGGAAATACAAACTTAGGTATTTCTACAGCACCTTCTGCTACATTTGATAATGCAACAGTTACAAACAACATTATTGCACCTAGTAGAATTACTATGGAAGGCATACAAATTTTTGGAAACAAAATACAAACAAAATCTTCAGATAGTAATTTAGAATTTAGAGCAAACGGAACTGGTGTTGTTCGTTTTATGCAAAACACAAACTTATCTCAAAATTTAACAGTAAATGGTACACTTACTGCACACAATATAGGTATTGCAGGAGATGTTGATCTTAATGAATTAGAAACTGACGGTAATATAGAATTTAACGACAACTATGTAACAACTACTGTTTCTAATAGTAATTTAGAACTTAGAACATCTGGTGGTGCATTTATTGATTTACAAGGATTAAAAGTTAGAGATGATGTTGTGCAGTCTAGTTCATCTGCAGATATAATCTTAGACCCTGTTACCAATTTAAAAATAGATAGTACAGATAGTATTGTATTACCAAAGACTTTAACTGATAGCACAAACACATTTAGTAACAATATTGGTGCTATACAATATAATGCAGATGTAAATGAAATAGTAGGTCGTACAAACACATTTAAAAAAGTGTTAGGTGCAGGACTATACAGTGATGATTTACAAACATCTGTAACTCCTAGACCAGGAAACAAAATAGAATTTACTGCACAAAGCATTAATAGTATGACAACATCATACGGTGCTACAACAATGAATCGACTAGAATTAACATCTGGTATGGATATTGACGGAAACACTATACAACCTACAGATACAAATAGCGATTTAATACTTGCTCCAGAAGCAGGACAAGGTAAAGTTCAACTTGAAAATTTACATGTACTTGATAACACTTTTACTGCTCACACTGACAATGCTTATAGTATTAGTGCTTCAGGAGATGGATATATTAAATTTAATCAAACAAGTGCGTGGGTTATTCCTACAGGTACAAGTGCAAATAGACCAACTACTCCAGAAATTGGTACATCACGTTGGAATGCCGCATTAGGATATTTAGAAGTATATTCAGTTGGTGGTTGGACAGATGCTTCGGGATCTGGTGCTACAGTAAGTGCCGCTGAAATGGACGAGATAATGAATGAATTTATTCTTATCTTTGGCTAACTAAGTCATTATATTATCCACATTCATATAAATACAGTATAACAAAAGAATCAGACCTAAAATTCTTTGGTTATTAATACTGTGGTCAACCCGCAATGTAAGGTGGTTGGAGGGACAGGATCCCCGTGTTAAGGAGTAGAGATGGCAATAGGTCGCATATCCGGTCCGCTCTTAAAGTCAAATCTCATTAGAAATGGGATAGACCTGGCTTTTGAGACAGACCTTTTATACTTAGATGTAACTAACAATCGCATCGGTATTAATACAGCAACTCCAGAACACGATCTAGACGTTAACGGTACTATTAGAACTACAAACTTGGTGTTAGATAAACTAACAGCAGGCAATATTACTATTGAAAATAATGATATTACAAGTAGCACAGGAACTATTGATTTAGGTACCGCTGATCAAGTCGTATACCAAAATAAACTTATAGTTGATAGTTTTGAAATAAACGATAATACAATAAGAACAACAGATTCAAACGCAAACGTAGAAATTGCAACAAATGGCACAGGCAGTATAGAATTACTTGCAAATACAAATGTAACTGGAAATTTACATGCTACAGGAAATATTAGTGCTGACGGTAATATAATATTAGGTGACGCAGATACAGATAGTATTGATTTTAATGCAGAAATAGCAAGTGATATTATACCAAATGCAAGCGGTACATACAATTTAGGTACAAGTACAAAAGCATGGAATTCAGTACACGCTGACACAGTTAATGGTCAAACAATCAATACAACTAATGCAAATATATCTGGTATAAGTTTAAATACTAGACATGCTAATACGTTGTATGTAAGCGAAAACGGCAGTAATAATAATGCAGGAAACCATCCACAATCACCTTATCTCACTGTTGAAAAGGCATTGCAAAATGCAACAGCAGGAGATACAATTCATGTATATCCAGGAGTATACCAAGAAAGACTTCCATTAGTTATTCCAGCAGGAGTAACAGTAAAAGGTCATAGCATGAGAAGTGTAACTATCAAACCTGATAGTGTAGACTCAGAAGATGTATTCCATTTAAATGGAGAGACAACTGTAGAAGATTTAACAATCCAAGATTTTTATTATAATAGCGGTACTGATGTAGGTTATGCATTTAAATTTGCACCAAACTTTAAAGTAACTTCTCGTAGTCCGTATGTAAGAAACGTAACAGTTATAACAAAAGGCTCAGTTACAAATGCAAGTGATCCAAGAGGATTCAATCAAGGAGATGCTGGTAAAGGTGCGTTCTTAGACGGAAGTGTTGCACATGCAGATTCAAAAGAAGCAAGTTTGTTATTTCACGCCGCAACATTTATTACTCCAGGAGTTGATGCACTAACTGTTAAGAATGGTGTTAGAGTAGAATGGTTAAACAGTTTTACATATTTTGCTAACAGAGGATTTTATGCTACAAACGGATCAACAGGATTAAAAGGATCAGGCGAAACAGAATTTAGAGTAAGTGATGTTACAGGATCATTTAGTGCAGGAGAAACTTTTGCAGTAAACAGTATTGACGGAAGTACTGTAATTGCTAGTGGAGTTATTGATAGAAAAGACGCCGACGATAAGTTTTACATTGCAGGTAATGTACAGGGCATCACAGAAGCAACAACAAGAACATCAAAAGCAATAGCATTTAAAGGCAGTGCAAAATTAAATACTGCAATAAAGAAATTTGGTACATCAAGTTTAAACTTAGACGGTGTTAACAGTTATCTAAGTATTGGCGCACACGATAATTTTGGATTTGGTACAGACGATTTTACATTAGAAGCATGGATATATGCAAGTTCAACTACTGGTGAACAACCAATTTTTGATATGAGAGCAGGAATTGCAACAGATACTGCTCCTTACTTTTATTTAGACGGCACAACATTAAAATACAAATACGGAAATACACAAGTTATAAATGGCGGAACAATAAGTGCAAATACTTGGCACCATGTTGCAGTTAGCAGATTTGCTAACGGTACAAGAATGTATTTTGACGGCAATCAAATTGGTAGCACATACGTAGACAATAATAATTACGGAACAACTAAGCCATTATTTATAGGGGCCAATTTTAACTTAGCAAACTTTTTTACAGGTCATATAGATGATATAAGAATTAGTAATAGTGCAAGATATCTTGATACAACATATACAGTTCCTACATCACAAATTGTAGGTGATAATAATTGTGTGTTCCTTACACATTTAGACGGTGCTTTAAATGATACATCTATAAATGAAGATATTAAAGTAAAACAAAATTTAACATTTAGTGGTGGTGCAACTGCTAACTTTATAGACTTATACAATACAACTGATTTTGGTGCTGAAATTAGATCAATAGGATCAGCAAACGTATATGGTAACAAAGGTGCAGTAGGAGACGGCACTGGTGTTATTATGTATTTGATTGGACATAACTTTGCATACATAGGTAACGGTAAAGAAGTAACAAACGACGAAACAACAGTAGTACAAGCAAACGAAGTTGAAGAACTTAATAACGCTAAAGTAAGATTTACAAGTGTTGACCATAAAGGTGATTTTAGAGTTGGTGATAATTTTTATGTAAATCAAGAAACAGGCGAAGTTGTTTTTGATGCTGTTAACTTAAACATTACTACACCAGACGGTATTACTTTTGGTACAGGTGGCAATGTAACATTTATCGACGGAACAAAAATTGAAACAGGCGATTTTAGATTAAGTGGAAACACTATTGAAACACTTACACAAAACTTTGTTATTGATAGTGCAACAAATACTGTTGATATTGAAGCAGATACAAATATCACAGGTAACTTAGCAGTCACAGGTAACTTTACACTTGGCGGTAATATTACAATAGGTGATGCAGATACTGATAGTGTTGAATTTGCTTCAGATGTAAACAGTGATATTTTACCAAACACAGACAATACTTTTGATTTAGGTACAACTACAAAACGTTGGAAAAATATTTACGCAAACAATTTTGATAACGGTAATCTTAAAATTGAAGGTAACACTATATCAGCACAAGATAGCAATAGTGATTTAGAACTTGTTGCATCGGGCACAGGATCAGTAGTTGTTCCTAATAATAATGTTGAGATAACAGGAACATTAACTACTAATGACACTGCAACATTTAACAATACTGTTACAGTAAACAATAATTTAAATGTTTTAGGCGCAATAAACCAAACTGGTGCATCTACAACAATTAACGCAAATCTTACAGTGCGTGATGGACTAATTGTAGACAATAGTGTGCAATTTGAAAATATTTTTATATCAGGAAACAAAATACAAACAACTGATTCAGACAGTGACTTAGAACTTACTGCGGCTGGCACAGGAAGAGTAGTATTTCCTGATGCAGATTTAGAAGTTGGTGGAAACATTGTTGTGGCAGGTACTGCTCAATTTGCAAACTTAGCCGCAAGCGGTACAATCACTGCTGATACTATAACTGTTAACACAGCAACATTTAATGGGCAACTTAATTTAGAAGATATTGAAATTAATGACAACTATATTACAACAACAGAATCTGATAGTAATTTAGAATTAAGAGCCGCAGGAACAGGTAAAATTGTTTTTCCTGATAACGATGTAGACATCACAGGCGATTTGAATGTAACAGGTACTGTACAATTTAATAGTT